AACAAGTTGTAATAAAACATGGAACGCATGAAGGGGCCTTCCTAATTGGTTACACGTTCAATGGTACTAACTTTCACGTTGCTACGAGTTGTGCAGAAAATGAAGATGCTGCTTTTAGGAATAGAGTTGTTGGAAAGAGAGATAAGCCTAATGATAAAAATTGGCAGGAAGTGTGGGTTGTAGCTCAGGAATTAATGAAATCCGGACATAATGTACAACCGATGACTTTTGTTGAATGGGTAAGCGCCTTTCAAGGGTCGAAGAAACAAATGCTAATTGATTGTTATGAATCATTATTAGGTAGAATACCAGCAAAGAAGATTCTCAAAAGATACAGTTGCTTTATAAAACGTGAAATAAAATTGGCTTATATAGCCTGGAATTGTCAAAAATGGATAACCCCACGAAATATAATGTCAGCTACCGACGTTGTAAAAATTATCCTAGGTCCATACTTTAGAGCTTACTCTAAATATTGTCACAACATTTTATTTACATGCAACGACCCAATATATTACGAGCCGGGCGGATCAGCGGACGAAGTCAGTTTGTGGTTGCATCAGAACCTTGCTTGGGAACTGATAGAAAATGACTTCAGCAGATTTGATAGATCAAATGGACTTCAATCAACTAAATTGAAAATCTATTTCGCAATGTGTTTGGGATTGAAAGGAAAAGAATTATATGTATATAACTTGTTACAAGAAAAATCAAAATTTACCTCTCGTCATGGAGTTCAATGTGTACGTGTTCCTGGGACGTTAAGTGGACACCCCGACACCACATGGTCGAACACTATGATTAACCTAACAGTGCAATGGTATTGCATCGTAAAAACATGGCATTTAAATAATCACCCAAAATTAACTTTCCAAGAGGCTTTCCGCTTGGATGCGTGCCCAAAACCAGGCCGTGATTTTCGCCTGTGTGCATGCGGTGACGATATGATTGGACGATGCAAACGACAATACATTGATAATAAACAATTTGCGGCGGTAGGTACACTATTAGGTTACAAAATGAAAATAAAAACTGGACACACTTTACAACAAGCACGGTTCTGCTCTAACGCATTCTATCCAGTTAAAGGAACCGATATCAAAATTATGGCCCCAACTCTTAAATGTCTATTGAAGATGGGTGCCACAATCAAACATTTTAATTTCAATGACACCGATGCAGTAGGACAGCATATGCGCGGTGTGGCTCTTGGTTTGTTGAAACAAACAAACCACGTTCCTTTGTTAAACGATTACATACAAACTGTTTTGCGTAATACTACCGGTAAGAAAGGTAAAATTCTAAATGAAGCTATAAGCGAG